ATCGAGAATGTCGCCCTTCTGCAGTGTTGAAGGTGTGATCGTGAACGACTTGTCAGCGAACGTCAGGCTGTTGATTGACTGTGCGGCCGTTGTGCAGAGATCCGAACTTATGCCGCTGATCTTGTCGTTGCGGTAACACTCCACGTCGACCGTGCAACTGGTGTCTGCGATCGTGGTCTTCATTCCTGCGGAGAGGATCAGGCTGAACGTTTCCCCGTCGTCGTAGCACTCTGGAACGACCACAGAGAATCGAGCGTATCGTGTCGTGGCTCCAGCTGCTTTCAGGTCTCCGGCCTGAACCATTGGTGGAGCAGTGCCAAACGTTCCGCCGATCAAAGCCAGATCGTCGGACGCTGCGGTACCAGGCAGATTGGTGTGGAACGCATCCCAGATCCTGAGATCAGTCAGGTTGACGGGAAACCGTACCAGCGGATCTTGCACAAGAATTGATTCGCGATTCTGAGCAGTCACAGCAGTTGCCGAAACCGTCAGCGAGCCCTGAATCTTAGCGTTCCCCGAACACGTGAACTGGTCTGTTGAAAGTGGCATATCCTCACCTTTTCTGAAAATCAATCACCGCGACTGGCCATCGGGCCGCAATCGCCAAGCATCAAATAATGTCCGCCAACTGGGAACGCGATTCCGAAAGTGTCTATCTCGTATGAGTCTGATTCTGAGTGGTTCCAGACTTCGATCTGTTCTTCGGTCTCAACGTATTCCTCATCCTCTTCATTCCAATCGCAGATCGTCGCCAGTGCTTTCGTCGGTCCCGTCTTTGCGTTCGTTGCTACGTCCAGCGACTCATCGAGAATCACAATCTTCGGCCCGAATGCTCGTCCCGATTTTCGCGGGATCGGATCCAGTATTTCGCGACTGCGGCCGCTCATTCTGCGAACGTTCAAAATCGTGCCGCGAATCTGCTGATCGTATTCAGGAGTGATTCCGCCGCCTGGCATCAGTTGATTCCCGGCAGAACAGAGAAATCGGCTTCTTCGTATTTTTCGATTTCAAGGAACACCACGGTGTCTGGCCGAGGATCAGCGATGACAACGCCGTCAGTGTCGAGTGGCACAGGGTCAGATGGTTCTGAACCGTCTTTCAGGACGATTGTTTTCTGTGCGAACTCCGCACCCAGAGAACCGGGCACCTCCACGCGTTGACGAAATCCCGCGTTTAGCGGAACGCCCTTGTGTGAGTCTCGCTCATCAATCAGCAGTTCATACGTAAATTCGTAATACGAGATGTCGTTTCGGCGTTTCACTTCACTCAGGAAGTTGCTTCCGAAAAACACTCGAGCCTTGTTCGTGCCGATGAACCAGTTGCCCACCGTGATTGGCGAATCATTGACTTTGTTTCGCAGTGCAACAACAGCTGCTTCAACGCCCGAGTCAACGGCAACGTTCGCAGTGACCGTCAGCCCGATTGTGTTGTCCTCGATTGACTGTGCCACCGGATCGCCGGCAGTGTTGAGGATTGCTTCGTCGTTGCGGTCTTTGTGAATCGCTCGTTCGCGACTTCCGCCGGTCGGCTTAATGATTGGCAGATCGAGAAGTGGGTTTTCATCAGTCGCTTGCTTACCTTCTTTGGTATTCTCGTCTGACCAGTCTGTCGAATATTTAAACACGCCACCTTCGATCTGTTCGCACTTTGCCATTCGGCAAGTGGCGAGAGGCCAGAGCGAATTGTAGGCTGCGTAATTCACGCCCTCGTATGGCAGCGTGAACAGCCCAGCGATTCGAGAGGGAGCCATATCGGCAATGTTCGGCGAAATCGTCGTTTTGAGAGTCCATTCCATCTGAGCAGTGAAGACACCTTTGCCCTTCTGCTCCGTCCATTTTGTGAGTTCGTAGCCGATCGCTGTTGCTGGCATCAGACCGCACCGAATACGGGGGAAGAACCGCCGCCCTGCACGAGTTTTGCCAGATGCTGATTTGTCTTTTTCTGCTCAGACAGTTGCTGGTTCTGAACCTTGTCTCTGCCTGCGAAAATCGCGTTCAGCGCTCCCTGCGAACCACGGTCGAGGGAATCAACCATGAAGTTCGTCCGGCCACTGCCTGCTCCATCACCACCAGCGCCGTCTTCGGCTCCGGTCTGCATGCCACCGCTTTTCAGTTCCGGATTGATTGCTGGCAGATCCGCAGGTTTCGTTGTCAGTGCGATATTCGCTTCCGTGTTGAGCTTGTCGAAACTGTCAGCCAGTTGAGTGCCGAGCGTTTCGCTGTGGGCCTGCATTGACTTTTCGAGTTCGGTCATCGCCCGTTCGGGAACGTTTGGTAGTTCGGAGAGCGTCGATTTGAAGCCATCGAGCAGGGGCACCCACGACAACGCAAGCGATTCCGTGCCACCGGATTTGATCCAGTTCCAAATCGCGATCATGTTGTTTTTGATGTTGGTTCCCATGTTGACGATAATGGCACCAACTGCAGATCCCATATCGCTGAAGATGTTCACGAAGTTATCTGAAAACCATTGTGCATAGGCTGGCATGGTGTCGGTCAGCCAGTACGCGATGTCATTGAATGCAGTGACGGCAGTCAGCGCGACCAGATTGAAGGTAAACTTCGCAATCGGCCACAGGTTCATGAAGAACCACTTGAACTTTGTGAGCCACTCCATGGTGATTGCAATGATTCCCGAGAACATGCTCGACGCACCCGAGAAGATTCCTCCAAACAAGCCGGACAGAACTCCAGACAATCCAGTGAAGATTGATTTAACCATTTCAGCAAATTGCGAAATCAGTGGCACCACTGCCCCAATCCCGTTCTTCACTGATTCAGACCAGCCAACCAGCATCTGCAAGAACGGCTTTCGGGCTTCCGTTCCGGCACCCATCAGAGTCCCAAGGGCCTGCATCATGTTGTTTTTGATTGTCGCCAGCATGCCGCTTGTTGTGTTGCCAAGCGTTTCCAGCGATCCCGCATAAATGCCATTCCCTTCCGTCAGGTGCTTCAGTGCGGCATCCATTTCAGGAAGGCCGATTTTGCCTTCACTGATCATCTTTTTGAGTTCAGCACCACTCTTGCCAGTTGCCGCTTCGAGAGCGTGATAAATGTCAATTCCGCGTTCAGCCAACTGGTTGATCTTGTCCTGACCGAATGAGCCGGAGTTGGCTCCCTGCTGATAAATTCGAGTCAGGTCACCGAGTTCCGTGGAAGTCGCCGCAGCGATCGTTGCAAGCTGCTCCGTCTTGCCCTTCAGATCGATCGCCGCAACGCCAGCTTTGAAAAGCAGACGCCCAGAATTAAGCACTTCTTCATTGTCGAACAGCCCAACGGCTTTCGAGTTTTGCAGCGAATCAACGACGGCTTTTCCCTGCCCCATGTCTTTCAGCATGACGCCAAAGACAGCCTGATTCTTTTCAGTCGCCATCGCGACTTTCGAGCCAACGCCGATCATGGCAATCCCGACACCTGCGAGAGCCGTTGCTGCGAGCATGGCTTTCCCCGGGATCGACGCGATCGAATTTCCCATCGAACTGAAAGCAGACTGACCGACACCAGCCGCTGTGGAGCCTACCTTGCCGATAGCAGACGCTGCGGTTCCTGCCGCAGACTGAACGCCACGCAACACGATTCCCGCTCGCTGGCCTGCAACTGCAACACCATCAAGACCGACCCGTGCCGCTTTGGCTGGAGAAACCAGACTCCAGATTTTTTGACCAACCCAGACGATCGGCGTTGCAGCCGTGCGAATCATCTTGAGTGCCGTCGCTGCGAAATAGGTTCCATGCGAGAACGCTCTGAACGCTCGTGTTCCCAACTGCAGCCCACCGGTCAACGGTGGAAGGTTTGCTCGAAGTTCTTTGAACTCGCCGCGACCTTTCTGAATCGCCATGCTGACAGCGTGAATCGGGTGAGTCAGGAACATGTAAGCCGATCTCATCATATTGAGCGAGCCGGCCGCAAACTTTGATTCGAAGACCATCAGCCGAGTTGGCAGCAGTGCGTGATACGCTCCGCGTGCATACAGGTCCGCCGACGTGCCGGTTTTCTGGAATGATCCAGTGGCCAGAAATGCCAGATTGCGAGCACCAATCGCAGCCGCTCGAATTGAGTCGTTGGATTTGTCGACCGTCTGTGCAACGCGTTCAGCCGCCGGCGCGACGACATCCATTGCCCTCTTGAGGAAATCGACAGCAGTTCCGGTCGTTGGGTAGATCTTCGCGACTCGGTCGAGTGCCTGCCGTTTTGTCTCAAAGGCTGCAGCAATCTTGCTGACAGTGGCCTGCATCGAGTCACCGGCTCCCATAACCTGACCCATGCCGCGAGCGATTGCTTCCAGAATCTTCGGAGCCCCCGCAACTGTCGCGTCACCGAAACCACGGACAGCATCGACACCGCCGGCCAGTTTGCTGCTGATGTTCTGGATGAGCCCCGGAAGCACGTTCAACGCGGGATTGACTGCGGGAGCTGCAAGCCCGATTCGAAAACGATCCAGAGAACTGATTGTCACCTGCGTTGTCGTGTTGATGCCGGTGATTGCGTTCTTCGCAACCGACATCGCGTTGCTGACACGATCGATGGCCGCAACTGCCAGAGCAGCCGAAGCCAACTTCACCATCTCAAAACCGCCGGAAGCCTGCGGAGTCTTGATCTTCTGCGTGACCGTATCGACAACCACAGTCTGAGCCGCTGCGGCCGCTGCCTTTGTCTGCTCTGTGAACCGCCGCATCGTCTCCGTGGTGTTTTTCACATCACGATTGACGTAGAGCCAGTATTCACTGAGATCGGTCGACGCTGCAACAGCGGTTTCAATCCGCTGATCCATTCGCTGCAATTGCCCATCGAGGGTATCAATCGAGCGACCGATTGAACCGAGACCAGCCATCAGCAGTTCGGCATTTTTCACCGGCAGAGAGCCGGAAGCCGCCAGACGCATCGTGGCATCATTGAGCGCGGTGTATGCCGGGGCAAGGCCCTTGACGCTGCTTTCCACCTGATTGAGCGTTGTTAGCGTCTGCTTCAGGTCTTTGAGGGAATCACCCAAGTCGACATCGAGCGAAAACTTCAGATCGTCGATGTTTCCGCTCATTGGGTTTCACCTGCCATCGTGGCTCGAATCTTTTTTAAGATCGAGGTTGCTTCAGTGTCTGGTGGCTCGTCGTCGAAATGGAGCATGTACTTCTTCGGTGAGTGATCCTCAGGGGCTTCCGTGATCTGGCAACTCACGCTCCAAAATGTTGCCAGTGCTTGTCTGAGGTCGTCTCTCTTTGTGCCGAATGGCCGGATCCTGTAGAACGCGAGCCAATCAGCGAGTTGTTCGAATGTCAGTCGTTCATTGAGGTAGTCAGGATGAATTGAATCAGGACCACCGACCCCGAGAAGACAGAGTTCCATCAGAACCTGCGTCACGAAGTCGGATTTGAGTTTTTTTCTGCATCGTCTACCTGCTGCGAGAAACTCTTGCCGGCTGACTTGTTGTTCGCTTTTCCGATCAGCGTCATGAGGTCCGTGAGCAACTCAACCGTCAATTCTTCCATCAGCGGGTAATCGGCATCAAAGATCGGGTTCCCAGATTCATCAACAATCGATCGCTGAATCAGTTCCGCTCGCGCCTTGTCACCTTCCGCCCCGTCCTGAGTGGATGAGTCTCCAAGCCGACGTAGAACACCGATCGGCAGTTGCTTGATTCTGACGAGTGTTTCAGGATCGCTCGGAAGCGGAAGCGTTTCGATCTTGCTGACAATCTGCCGCGCCAAGTCTCGCCCGAAATACTGTGTCATTCGCTGAGTGCCTTCTGAAGTCTCTGAATCAATCTCTGTTTCGCCTTCGGCCTGATCGCTGCCCAGTTCTGGCGAAACATTCTGTGAGTTGTTGTTCTGGTCCCCGGATACTCTTCTGCAAAGTCGAGTTCGACTGTCGCAGACGTCCTGCCGCTACGCTTTGCCTTTGCCGCTCGTCTGGTCTTTTGCCGGTTTGGTGGTGTTCTCGCTCGAAGATCCGCCACCACTGTCTGAGCTTCCTGTATCACCGCTGCCTGAATCCGGCTTTCCAGTCGTGTCACCCATTCTCGGAAGTGCATTGGCTTTCTGCTCCTCTGCAATCTTCAGGTCGACCGCATAGGCTTTTTCGAGATGGTCGAGATGCCGCTGTTCCGCCGCCGAAAGCTTCGTTGTCTTTGAAGCCGTCCGCAGCAGAAAGATCTGTTCCGTGATTGCCTTCCGGCCCGGATCCCCGACCACTTCGAAAAACTTGGCGCGGCACTCGTCGTCATTCGGGACCGCAAGCCCCTTCGCACACAACCGCCAGCAGTCAGGACAATCGATTTCCTGACCGACTGGCATTGTGATGAATTCAGGCACGTCATACGGCGTTCCCTCTGCTCTCGCCCTGCGACGATCAGCAGAAGAGAACACCGGATTGACTGCGAGACCTTCAACCGTTCGGATAGCCTTCATAACTCAGATCAGCTTTCTGGCAGGTCGACCATTTCAGTAATAACCGCTTCGAGTTTCCCGGTGATGACGGCCGCAGCCTTCAATGTGATCGGAAACTTCGTGATGATGTACTTGATGCTGAGCGTCTTCCCTGAGCCTGCGAGCTTGACCGCTCCAACGACTTCCGTGCCGTTGTTGTAAGCCGTGACAACCTTCTGATGAGTCGCGTCAGTTGGGTCATAAGCGACGACGTCTGCTGACAGTGAACCAGTCCCACGAACTCCGGTCGGAACCGGCACTTCGTAAGTCATATTCACGCCCAGCAGCGAGTGAATCTTGTTCTCACCCAGATCCACTTCGATGTTGTCGAGGAATGGAATCTCGGTAAGTGTTGCGGTAATCGTGATCTGCAGCTCTGTCGCCAGAGTTTTCTGAGCAACTGCGGGCATCGGAGTTTCCTTTTGAAACTCCGTCGTGGACTATGAAAACACAAACCTCTGCCGGGGAGAATTAGCGGGGGCAGCTGGCCAGCCGACACCCCGCCTCCCACGACGGAGACAAAACTTTCACTCCGCAGCGTATGGAATCTGATTCCCGTGAAGGTCATACAGATTCGACTGCTGCTGCTCTTCAAACTTCCGCCTGATGTTGAATACCGTGAGCCCGTTCTGATCAGTGCTTTGTGCGAAGGTGTAGTACACCTGCCCACGAATCAGAGCGGATCTCACAACACCATTCGGATTGATCTTTCCTGAGAAGTCGGACGCTCGAACACTGAGACGCCCTTCGATATCAACAAAGCCTTCTCCGGCTGATGTGGCATCATCCAGATCGACGATTGCCGAGACCTTTGTTTCTGCATCATCATCGCCGTACAGAGTGACCGTTTCCCCGTTGTGGCGAATCGCCAGTGGAGTTCCGACCACAGTTGCACGGCGTGAAAATGCGCTGCTCATGTCGTTACGTTGCCGATCAGACCATTACAGGCTGTGTGAAGCTCCACTTCGTCGACGTCGTGCCGAACTCGAACGATGTCGGATCGTTTGGACTCGTCACGGTAAGTTTCAACGCGACCGTCGAAGCTTGAGCCATCACCTGCCCAATGGAAGATCCGGCCTGCACACGGTTCGCGGAAGTCCGCAGTTTCAGCCACGCGACCGATCCAGCAATATTCGTCAGACCAAATTGGAGACAGGCTGATTGCCGCTCCTTCGTTGGCAACGTTCTTCGTTCCGCCAGCAACGAGAATGTTTGGAATGTCAAACACCTGCTGCAGAGCCTGAATCGTGATGTTTCCGGCTCGTGCGTCCTGGAAGCCCTGATACTTCACGCGATCGACGATCTGAGCACAGTTCCGAAGATTCCGGAACACTTTGCGATTGATCACCATGGCGTTCGGCCACAGTCCAGATGCTGCATACAGCGCCTGAATCTTGGCTTCGACGTCTGCAATCGGCGTTGCGTTTGCGTAGTCGTCCCATTCGTTTGTGATGTTCGTTGGGCTGTAGGTGGATGCGTTGAAAATCATCGCGGCAACCCGCTTTTCCTGATTCTCAATCACCGCTCGCATTGCCCGGGCCGTTGCGATTACTTCGGCATCGAAGTAATTCGCGTACATGGCCTTTTCACGATCATCGATCTCTTCTTCGGCCCCATGCTCTTCGGTGGCATAGGTGGCCGTTTCGAATTTCCACTGACCGCGATTGTATCCGGCCCCGGGAGATCGCTTCGTCTCGCGAGTCTGCAGAAGCTGCTCAATCGGGATCTTGCCAAAGTTTCCGGCCTGGCTTGCGACCTGAATGACTGGCATGACGCGCTGGCCGATGAAGCCTGCGGCATCCATCATCAGATCGAATTCTTCGAGCGATGCGGCCAAGTCCGGCCGCTGCGTTGAAAGTGCTGCACTTGGAGAAGGCATTTCGGAGGTTCCTTATAACCTCCGTCGTGGATTTCGGATGGATCAAAACTCTATCGAGGGAGAATGCCGGGCTGGTAGCTAGCCAGTGATCCCGGCCTCCCACGACGGAGACAAAGAAAACCAAATCAGCTCGCTGCGGTGTCGCCGTGAGCGTTGTAAAGAACCTCGATGATGTCGTTTTCTGCACCTGCTGCAGTCAACGCAGTTCCAACCTGAAACGCTGTGGCTTCGGCTGTGTCCTGCACTTTCCCGCCAGCCTCTGTGTAAAGGCGAGCACCGATCGCGATTGCTTCCTTTGCAATCATCTTGTGAGTACCTGGGGCACTCGTCAGTTTCACTGCAACAAGGTCGTTTGCTGCGAATGCAGCAACCTGAGCAGTGCCGATTTCTTTTTCAGCGAGTCCTGCAGCCGCAATCGTTCCGTCTGAGGCAAGCTTTACGCGTGCGAACTGCGAAATTGCAGCCGACGCAGGAAACGTTTTAAAGCCGTTCGCGTTCATCTCCGCCATGTCTGAAAATCCTCAAATGAATGTATGTGTGTTTGAAAGGAATACGGCGATTCAGTTCGTTGCGGCCGCTTCTTCGAGCATCGCGGAACGCAACTCAGGCTGACGTTTGTTGACTGCAATGACTGCAGCAGATCGCGACAAACCCCGATCCTGTTCCGCTTTCACGGCTGCATTGAACGCTGCGCGAGCATCCACTGAGCCAGTCGCTGATTTTGGAGCAGTGCCCACTGAAGGAGCCCCTTTGAGTTTGGAGCTTGACAGTGCCTTCAGTTCTGCAATCTCTGCAGCCTGCGTTTCAACGGTCGATTCAGCAGCCTTGAGACGACTGATCAGCGTTTCGCAGTAGAGTTCATTGGCATCTGAGGCCGTCATTTCATCACTGAGACACTCGGTGATAAATCGGGCATCGTCTGCGTTCTTTGGATCGATTCCCGGACAGGCCGCGACGATCTCTTTGTACGTTGCAGCCTTTGGTGCTGCTGTGGTCTCCGACATTGTCGCCGGTCCTTTCTGGAGTACTCTGGAACGCAGACTTTCAACGACTTCGTCGAAGGTCTTGATTCCGTCAATGAGTTTCAGTGATTGAGCTTCCGTTGCCGTGTATGTGAGCCCAGTAACCAGTTTCTGTGCCTGATCGATCGAGAGTTTTCGGCCTTTGGCAATTCCTGTGGTGAACTCACCCTGAATCGCGTCAATCTGTTTCTGCCATTCGGCAATCTGAGCGTCTGTGATTTCCATTCCCGGAAACCCGCCGCCCTTAAACTCGCCGGCCTTCACAACAACCGCCTTGACACCTTCGTTTTCGAGAGCCTTCGAAACGTCATAGAGACCCATGAACGTTCCAATACTGCCGATCATCGCGGTGGCATTATTCGCAAAAATCTCATCAGCCTGAGAAGCCACCCACATTGCAGCAGAGCAACAAAGGTCTTCGACGAACGCAACCGTCGGTTTCGTTGTTTTCGCCACTTCAGCCGCAAGGTCTGCGGTTCCCGAAACGGTTCCTCCCGGAGAATCGATCCGTAAAAGAATCGAACTGATGGAGGGATCTTTTTCCGCCTGCCGGATTGCTTGTCTCGCTTCAACGGTGCCACCTCCACCAAGAGACGATCCGGCTTTGGTCATCGTCCCTTGGATGTCGATGACGGCTACCGAGCCACCTTCCAGGACGCTGAACCGCTGATCTGACAGACCAATGACCCGAGCCTGTTGTGATGCGACATGGGCCGCAAGATTCATCGAGTTCACTCGGTCGAGCAACTGGCTGAATCGCACTGGCTCGACACACCATAGCCCACCGTAATTGTCGAGATTCACCGCGTTAAGCTGCATTTCTGGCTGCTCCTCTTTGTGGTGTTGCCGTGCCGCCGAATTGATTCGGGTCAGCACTTGCAGCCAGCTGAATGTTCAGCCCCTGTGGAACCGGCATTGCGAGCAATTCTCGCCATGTAATCTTTTCCGCGTCGTCAACCGCTTCCTGATTCAGAAGGCGAGCCGCATCACGGCAGAGCGTGTAAATCGTGACGTTATCGCTGACGATCTCTGGCATGAGCTCATCAAAGTCGAGACCGCGCTGCCCGAGCAGATTGCGAAGTGAATTCAGCAGACCTGCAACGGCAGTGATATCAGCCTGAGCATCCTGAAGCGGATTGATGTACGGCCACGCCGGACGCTTCCAGGCAGTCTTTGTGATGTCAACACCCTTCTGAGACGCCCACGTTCTCAGTTCGGGATACTGCAACACCCACTGCGAAACCTTCCACTTCCAGACCCGGCTGTGGAATTTGTCGATGAGGAAATTCTGAATCCGGCGGAAGCCAGTCCGGGCCTGATCCATCGCCCCGCGCCAGCCACTGAAATTGCTTTCAGATGCATCGAGCAGCACGGCTTGCAACGGGAGATTGAGGTTTGCGGAGATGGTCTTCAGGATCTTCCATGCCTGCTCGAAATACTGCGGGCTCGGAATGTTTGGTGAGAATCCTTCGACGGTTTCACCAACTTCCGACCGAATCTCCATTCCCGGAGCGATATTTTCTGATGTCCGCGTTCCGTCTGAGCTTCGATCGCCATAAGCGCCGCCATTCCCGAGCGGACCTTGCTGACTTCGCTTACGGATAATTGCGAAGCAGCTCGCAATCTGCTGCCGTACAAGATTTGCGAACTCGATGTCATCGTGCATGCCAAGCTGATCAGCAATGCGAGCGAAAACTGAGACGCCGCGAGTCTGTGAAACTCGTTTTGGATCGAACACGTGGAAGACTTGACGGAGTCCGTCTTCATCACGTGCGTCAATGGGGACAGTGTCGGAGACTTTGCGAAGTGTGGCCCGGTAGTCGAGCTCGTCTTTTGAGAAGTAGTACCGCTCGCTGCGACGATTCAGGCTCTTTTCAACGCCGAAGATGATGTTTTTCTTCGAGTTCGTCGGTGTTCGGCACCGCTGAGCTTCCATGATTTCGAGAGCGCCGGACTGATTCCCGATCGGCAAAATGTCGCCAGCGACCAAACAGCCGCGAAGCACCACCCGCTCAAGCTGGCTGAAAGTCATTTCTCCGGCCATGTCGCAGGCATCTTCATTGGATGCCCACTCATTCCAGAGCCGCTTCAGCAGCATGTCGGCATTTTCGTCGCCGGTATCCGGATCAGGCTGCAGCCCTGAGTCATGCAGAACGTTGTCAATCAGTCGATCGACGCACATCCCCGCGAAACAGTCGTTTCGGTCGAGGTCGTTGGCGTACTCGATTCCGTAAAGCCATTCCTGCTCGTTGCGGAAGTGGTAATCACCGGTGGTGCCGACACCTGAGACGCCCTTTCGGGGCCTCCGGAATCGTCCGTTCGATTTCGCAATTTCGTAGTCAGCACGAAGCCCGGAAAGTGGTGTTTTTGCCGTCGTCGCGATCATCGGAAGTCTCCGAATGCGAGATGACGGACGGTGCCGGAGACTGTTGAGCTATTCGCCGCGAGCCACTGTTGAGCGGCATCGAGTTGACGCTGCCACAACTGAGGATCGAAGGTCATGTTCACCGAAGACTGAGACCAGTTCGACGGGTGAAGTACAAGCAACGCACGGCAAGCCTGAATGAACAGCTTGCATGATGCCGTAGAATCAGCGTGATCGTACCCGAGATTGTCGAGGTACTGACCGACGATGTCCTGCTGCGTGGAATGTGCGTTGATTGCCATGCTCGCACATTACCAGTGCGAGCGGTTTCAGGTTTCCTGAATCGTATTTCCGGAAAAGCGATTAAAAAAGTCTTGTCTGGTTAGGTCGAGCCTCGTCAAATCGAGTCTCATCTCATCACGTCACGTCACGGTATTTCGCGAGCCACCAAAAGTCTTGTCACGTCGCGTCTCGTCCAGTCGGGTCTAGTCGAGTCAAGTCAAGTCTTGTCCAGCCGGGTCCTGTCAAGTCTCGTCGCGTCGAGTTGATCTCACCCGCCGAACAACTTCAGAGTCTCACCAATTGCCATTGGTGCGGTATCCTTTACCGCTGATTCAATCTTCTTTGTTGCCTTGCTGCTGCCGAACAACTGAATAGCTCCGAACTGAGCACTCATCGTCAGGTGTTTTCGCTTCGCCTCATCTTCCAGTTCATCAAATGGCACGTATCGCAGATGCCGCAGACCGCGTCGCGCCGCTGACGCAATGCGTTCTCGATGTGAATCACTGGCGAATGCGGCTTCATTGCTTGTGAGTCGCTTCAATCCTTCACTGCGAACGCAATCGAAGAAGATCGATTCCGCCTCCAGTGTGTGGCGTGCTGTCCTCACATTTGCCTGGCAGAACGTTCTGACATCACGTCCAAGCAGTTTTGATAGTTCATCGTAAGTTACAATGTCGCCAGTTTTCGTTTCCCTGAGCCGGTTTTCGATGATCAGCGTGTCTGCTGATTTCGCTTGTATTCCCTTTTTCTGTTCGTTGATTTCCGTCATGAATGGTTCTCCGTTTGTGTGAAGTAAAGGAAGTCTTGTCTTGTCCCGTCTAATCCTGCCCCGTTGGGTAGAGTCCTGTCGTGTTGAGTCGAGTCATGCCCGGTCGAGTCGCGATCACTTCACAGCAAACCTGCCAGCAACCCCACCGTTTTCAACTCGCATAGAGCCGAACCCGATGAACTTACCAGCTTCCTCCAGATGTGCCCTGACTACTTCTTCCGTCAACCGCTGGTCGAAGCACATAATTTCTACAGTGGCGAACCATTCCTGAATCTGTGGGAAAATTCGCATCACCCGTTTTCCGCTGCCTCGCTTCCCGTCCGATGGAACGAACATCGGAATTGGCCGAATAGCCTCAATCGTGACTGGAGCCCCGTTTCGATCATGCAGGATGATATCCTCATTGATCACGATGCCCTGACGGAACAACTTCGTGTAAGTCGCCTTGCCAGTCAGTTTCATGTTCAGCCGGCTTCCAGCCGCTTCGAGTGCGTTCTTCAACGCGAACGGCTGAATATACACATGCCCTTCAGGGTTCTGCCGCACCTTCTGCTGCCAGATTCGCTCCTCCAACTGTTCGTGAGTCTCATCTGACTTTTTCTTCTCAAACACCGGAGCCCCAAAAAACATCGGAGCCACTGACTGGATCTCAAAATTCAGCGTAGAAATGGAACTCATCGTCTTGTCACTCCATAAAAAAACCCGCAGTCAAATGCTGCTAGACATTTGAAGCGGGCTGATCAAATGGGCCGAAGCCCATAGAATCTGATTGGAGATCACTGCTAGCAGACAGTGATTGAACGCGGGATCCTACGGACACACATCAATCCTGTCAAGAATCATTGTTTTCGAGATTCCCCATTGCGTTACACCTCGATCGAATCAGCAAAACGCTCGCACAACCAGACAATCGATTTTGCAACGCTCGTTCCGATCACAGTTCCATCGGAAAGCCGTTCTTCTCGCTGATCCAGTGTGAGCGAAAGCCGCTTGATAGCCTTCCGGGCTTTGTCGGTCAGATCGAGCTCCGGCCGCGATGGCGTGTAACCTCCATCGAGATCGATCAGTTGACTAAACCCGAGACTGATCATGATTTCTTCGCCGGATACCGTCACTTCCGGCTTTTCAGTCTTCACAACCTCTGGTTGAGGCTGCGGAACTGGCGAAACGGTGCTTTTCGGCCCCTGTGGAAGTTGCGGACGTGCCTTTGCCGTCGTGTTCATCATCGATTTCCTACGAAAAACGCTCGCCCGTCAGGCGTTTGAAGTGAATGAGATGCCTGCGTCTCGTGCGCCTGCATCAACTGCTGAGTCAGTGCCACTGATTCGAGCACCGATTTCGCGACCAAATTGCCCACATCTGTATCGAAAAAATGGTTGTGCCCGTGCCTTTTCCAGAGTGCTTTTCCGGTTTTGTGGTCGATTTCGAAGCGTTCGTTGTTCAGTTGAGCCGCGAATTCGTTGTGATTCTTTGGATCTGACCCGAACAATGTCACCGAACCATTGAGCCGGATGTTTTCCGCATCGCTTGGCGTGATCTGATACGACCCGTGCGACAAATGCTTAAAGTGGTTCGGGTCAAAGTCGACCACCCAGAGTGATTGCTCCGCGTTTCCGGTCACATAGGTCTGCCGTGAGTAGTACCACGGAGCGCCCGTCAATGATGGCTCGACATTTTCAGCGGAGTCTTTCCGAGCCCAGCTTGAAAGGCCCATGGAAGCTTGCCATTGTGACCCACAAGACAGAATGAACTCATAGACCGCTCGCCTGGGATTCTTTTTCTTCTGGTTGCCCTGATATCCGCAGTCAACAAGCACCAAAGTCGGATCACAGTTCCGTTCAATGATTTCCCGCACCCGGTGCAGACCCTGCAGAATTGCTTCTTCAGGCCCGATCAGGTCCGGTTGTTCGGTGGCTGTGGCTCCGTAGGCGATCACGTCACGAATGTTCTTCGGCCCGTGAGCGTTCACGCTCCAATTCAGAACCCTCATCCCGATGTCGATATGAGCGGTGATCCATTGGCACCAATCCGGCAGAACCCACTGTGCGCGGCCGTTACACCGTCCCTGATACCCGGGAGCCGACCCACGAACCACCGCAATCGTCAGCGGAGTCCGCTCAACGTTGTCGTCATCGGCTGGAATGCACCACACCTGTTGCTTCAGAACGATCTCAGCAGCCTGCGGATCCTCCGAATGAGCCGCCGCCCATTCCTGCATTCCGAGAAGAGCGATCGGAGTAAGCAGATTGTGGAACGCAGACCACCGGAACCCGAGTGTGTCTGTCTTCGGGAGCTCGCCGATAATCTCGCCATCTGGGGAAACTTCCTGACCGCGATGGACCAACACCGAATCATGATTCATCCGGATCCGATCGGCCTCATTGAGCAACTGGCCGCACTCAGGGCAGGAGAATGCAGCCTTCTCACCGGCCTCAATCTTCGTTTCCGCCTGATCCCAACCAACCAACTGTTCCCGCTCAGGCGCGACCCATGCCGAGCAATGTACACATCTCGACATGATCCGCGAGCGAGTGCCGGAATGGTATTCCTTCCAAGTGAATCCTGATTTCGTAGTTAGAGTACACTCGAAGAAGTTCCGGGCCTCCAGTCCGTGAGCTCGTGTTCTGCCCTCCAGCTGGTCAATCTTGTTCTGACCTTCTTTCGACGATGCTGAAACCTCATCGATACCATCGCTTTCAGTGACGATTAGGATTTTCGCCGTCGCAGAGGCTCGCTGCTTGTCATTTCCGCCGCCACCCATGAAACGAAGCGTTCTGCCATTGCCAAAAACCACCAGAACAGGCTTTCCGCCCTGCGATCCGGAGCCCCTTTTCGGCAGAAATCGAGCGTATTGGCTCGCTGCAATGATCGGTTTGATATCCTTTTCCCACTTGTCACCAGCCATTGTGAGATCCGGCAGGCCCACAATCACGTCTTCCTTGACCTCGAAAAGGTAATAACAGATCAGCATTGCGAAGGCGTGAAGCGATTTTCCAGACTGTGTCGGGCCTGTAATAACGTGCCGCCGCCACTTTCCGAGCTCCGAAAGCAGCAATTTCGCATAGGGAAGCCGATCGAGCTTGTAGCGGAATCCGCCATGGGGACCACCTTCCGGCAAACGGATCTCGGACTCAGCCCAAACGGGCAGAGATCGGAGGCGAACGGGCCTGCATGATCGCCAGAAGGTTTTGCAGATCTGTGATTCTCGATCACTCGATGGAAGTGCTGAAATCAACGCTTTCAACCTCCCCCAGAATATCAAGAATCATCGTTGTTTGTTCGCTGCCATACTTTCGCTCGAAGCGTTCAAGGCTTGAACGAAACATGTCTGCCTGCTGCTGAAGGATCCGCTGAATTTTCTCTGCGTCGACAAGCTTTTCTGCCTGAGTGTCGATCTTGAAATCTGCGAGCTTGTTCTCTCGCCTCAGTTTCTCGATTCGCTCTTTGAGATACTGCGTTTTGACGTCGTTCGGATCGCCCGTTGCACCCTCAATCAGCACCGCATCTTCAGACCATGCGTTCTCGCGAGCCC